CTAGCCAGTAGGTTCAAATCCTACCACCCCTGCCAACCTACGCGAACACATAAGATACAATAACCCTAGCACCCAAAAATCACAGGTGGTACTATATTTATAGTACTTAATAACTAGTACTACTTAAACCGAGAAAGGGTTTACCAATGACACAAGCAAAAACACTTTTTAATAAGTTTTGTACTGACGCAGGGTTAGCTTTATACACCGATAAACACCATGATAATTTGCTAGGGTGTGGCCCAAACAGCGACCCAGTAACTACTACTACCCCCGATATGGACGCATACATACACCATGTTGATTTTAACACACGGGTAGTAGTAACAACAGCTAAGGGCATTGTTACCGTGATGGTATACCACCGTGATGAATATGTGTATGATGGTAATGATGACATACCACTAACCGTACCAACTGACGCAAGGGTAATTGATACAATTAACTTTGCAAGCTGTGACTACCTAAGCCAACTGCACGTTATAACAAATGCTGACCAATGTGCCATAGCCGTTGACGCAGTAAAACAAATACTAAATAACCCCACCGAGTTAGTATTACACAAAGTAAAATAGTTAACCCTTGAAAGTGGGGGGCACATTGCCCCTCATTTTTTTACCACCAACAATCAATAATAAAAAGCAACCATACGACACTCGTACTTAATAGGGGTATGTTACTATACCAAATTACTTTAAACCNATCACAANGGCCTTAAAATAGTCCATAAAAACCCTCAATAAATGCAACTTTGTATAATAGGGGTAAATACGAATTATGATGAAATGGTTTTTTAACATTTAATAATATACNATATATGACTATACACATATAAACAACGACTTAGCAGGGGTATTGAGATATTGTACATGGTCAATGGTTCAATTAGTCAGTAACTTTCTCGGTACGCGCGATTAATTTGGAATTTTTTTGAACTAGTAACTTTTCGTAATTACTCCTATTATAGCAAAGTTGCACAATGAGAAGGATAATCACAATGGCCTTAGCCAAAGCGACCCACAAACCTACGCTTGAAATTGTAGCCAACCCACGAACAGAAAAGAACATAACACCGAAACAAGAAGAGTTCGCAAAACTGTATGTATGTGAAGACATCAGCCAAACGGAGGCCGCAGTCAGGGCAGGGTATTCAGTAAAATCCGCACATGCTATCGCATCGCAATTATTAAATGGTCAACGCTACCCCCATGTAGTTGCGAGAATAGGCGAGCTAAAAGCTGAACTAGCTAAAAAGTATGAAGTTGGTTTTGAAAGCCATGTAAAAAAGTTAGCTGAAATAAGAGATGCAGCTATGACAGGGGGTAACTTCGCTGCCGCTGTTGCCGCTGAAAAATCACGAGGGCAAGCCGCAGGTCTCTACATTGATCGTAAAGAAATACTGCATGGAAAAATAGACCAGATGGATAGGGAGCAAGTTATGAAAGAAATACAGAAACTACAAAAGGAGTTCCCTGCACTTGCCGCTGTTGCTGATGGCAATTTACTGATAGAAGGCAAAGCAGACGACAAGACAAAATAAGACACAAAAAAGCTTACTCCTTGTAAACGCTGTTGCTATACTAATTATAGTTAATAAATAACCGAGAAAGGGTTAAGAAAATGGGTACAAGATGTAATATAGTTTTAAAGTGCGGTGACCAAACTAAATATATTTACAGACATTACGATGGTTACCCTAGTAGTGTGTTGCCTGATATAAAAAAATATGCGGAGGCTGTACGTTGGTATGCAGACAACTACACCACGTTTTGCCAAGAGCTTGCAGGAAGCAAGGCCAAAGCAGGGGCTGAAACACTGCAAAACGACCCAAAGCTGTTACTAGGTTTGTATGCCGACGTGTTAGTTAAGCATAAGGCATGGGACGAAATGTTGCAGACTTTGTTAGTTGCGCCCAAAGTACGGGATGCCCACACACATTACGAGCCTATGCAGTTAACAGGCAAGTATGAAACCACCAACAGCCTACATGGTGATATTGATTACTGTTACCACATTACCATTGATGAGCTGAACCATCTGGTTAACACTGTAACTTATTTTAAAGTGGCTAATGAGGGCAGTTGGTCAGCACCACACCATGTACTAAGGGGACAGTTTGGTTAGTAAACCTGAGAGTAAGCTTTGGCATAAACTAAGAGAAGGGACACAAGACCTAGGCGTGTTTTGGACGCGCTTAGAGTCTTGGGCAACTCCAGGCATACCTGACTTACATGGCATACTGAATGGTCAGGCTTTTTGGCTAGAATTGAAAGTCCACAGGTTAAAGTCATTAAAAAACATCGCGTTACGCCCTCACCAAATTGCGTGGCAAACCAGATATTTTATGAATAAAGGCAAAGTCTACAACTTGGTTCATCATCCTTCGTCTTCTACCCTTAATATATTTGGGGGTGGTCGTGCGATTAAGATGGGAGAAGCCAAGGTCCATGAACCATTGATCCCTGACTGGAGTTGCGAGTCCCCGTTTGACTGGCATGGAGTGATTGATCATATTCTATCATCCTCGGATCGTCATGACAAGGATGATTACGACGGAGAGATTACGACGGAGAGATTACGACGGAGAGATGATGATAAACGATGATTGATTACGATAGAGAGAGGACTATAGATTACGACAGAGAGACGATGATAGATAATGATTGATCTTGATCTAGATCGGCATTGATCATTAACGATCGGCATTGATCAACATTGATCGGGGCCGATCGGGGCCGATCAAGAAAAGAGGAGAACAAAAAATACAACAAAAGACAACCGTTGACTATTGTGGTAGGGTATACAATAACCATTGTTAACTAGCAAAGGTATAGACCAATGGTATTTGTTATTTGTCTTGTAGTAGTGTGTCTACTGGCGTGGTACAGCGACCCATATTAGGATTACGAAGAGAGAGGACAGACGTACAAGATTGAGATTACAAAGAGAGAGGACAGATAATAATGATTGATCGTGCGTTCTCCTCTGTGCATACACAAGTCGCGTCGCGTCAGGGCAAACTAGTTGCCTAGGCAATAGTTGCTTAAGCAATAGTTGCCTAGGCAACTAAAGGGCCGCCATATAAGCCCATAAATAAAAATAGCCTATGGGGTTTACTTATACATTAAAGGCTGTTATAAAATAAACACGGCCCCAATATTGGGGCTGGTAAACTGCCTAAATAATAGGCACCATTTTAAAGGGTTAAAAAAATGGCACAAGCAACTACACCAACACCTAGCGTACTAGGCACCCTAGGTATTACTAACAACGCGGTACTAATGGGGCCGCTACTTACTAGCACGGGGGCCTTTAACTATGCCGCCTTGCAAACGTTTGTTAATACCAAGGCAGGCGGCAACGCTTACAATGTTGTTATACAGCCTTACAATGGCATTACCTTTAGCAGTTTTACAATGGGTAAGGGCGGCAAGGCCCCTAGTAAAACGCTAGGCGGTTTTAATGCCAAGGTGCACGGCGTACGCCAAACCATGTTATGGCATGCGCTAAACGGCCAGCCTACTTTAGGTGCTTGGTTAAACGCATGCAAAAGCAAAGGTGCTTTAGGTATACCAAGCGGCGGCCAAAGTACGGCAAAGCCCATTGTTTTACTGGCCCTGCTAAACGGTGGGTTTAGCCGTACCGCTAACACATGGGGCAACCCGCAGGTGCAACTAGTAGTTAAGGCCCAAACGGTGGCCCCTACTAAAAAGGCCCCTGCTAAAAAGTAGGGTTTTAATTTGGGGCTGGTTTTTTACCAGCCCCTTTTTTATAAGGTACCCCTAAAATTTGGTGCGGCAAAACTGGCATGGTTTTTGCCGCACCCCCCTGAGAACAAAAGGGTGGTAGCCGTAGCACCCTTTACCCTGTTCCGAGCATTTCAACATGTTCCAAAAACATTTTACAAAAAGTCAACTATGAGGAACCCTAAACAGTTGACCTACCCCCCTTTATGGTTGTTATTGATTATAGGTTCATTGTGTTTGAAAAATTATCGATATATAAGAAATTATTGAATATTGAGGAGAGATGGTTTGTTAGTTGAAAATGGTTTTGAAATTTGTGAAAAGTGTGGTTGTGAAAAGAACCCTTTGGGAAACCATTATGTTGGAGGACATTTGCAGTGTGCTTGTGGAAAGAATGTAGATGAGTGTTGCCAAGGAGAGGTTGCTAATGAGTTGAATGATTAGTTTATGATGGATAGTGGTTTAGAGTATGTTCCTGAGGAGCATTTAAAAAAGTTTGCTACGTTATTAGACCGTGCGAGTTTTTTGGGTAAAGCTGAAGCTGCGCAGAATGATTTTATGACGTATTGTAAAATGGTTTGGCCTGAGTTTGTGAATGGACGCCACCATGGAATTATGGCTGAGAAGTTTAATCGTTTGGCTACGGGTGATTTAAAGCGTTTAATTGTGAATATGCCCCCCCGACATACGAAGAGTGAGTTTGGAAGTTACTTGTTACCTTCGTGGTTGATGGGTAAGCGACCTACGTTGAAGATAATGCAGACTACGCATACTGCGGAGTTGGCGTTTAGGTTTGGACGTAAGACTAGAAACCTTATGAATTCGCAGGAGTACCGTGGAATATTTGATGTTGAGTTGCGAGCGGATAGCCAAGCTGCTGGACGATGGGAAACGTCTAAGGGTGGGGAATATTTTGCGGCTGGTGTTGGTGGAGCGGTGACGGGCCGTGG